AAGGTTCTGTAGTTGGGGGAGGAGGTAAAGATACTTGTAAAACCATTTACCATTCCCAAGAATAACGCAAACGATTGGGAAGAATAGAATTTGAACGCCACCTGCTGGCACTAACCGAATTTAACAACACTGGTTGTGGAGCAGGAGTGTCCTCAAACCTAGCACGAAGATTCTCCAACTCGCTAATAAACTGGGCATAATACTGTTGACCCATACCAGCATCTTCCTGCTGTTGATAGCATCTATAAATCACATACAAAGAAAGAACAGGATCAAAAGCCTCAGGCAAATCAGGGGTATCAGCATCCGCTATCGCAGAGCGATATATTGGCGTTTGACCAGCAAAATCAACAGCATTACGATAAGCCCTAACATACAAAGTTTCAACACCTGTAGGTGTGGGGTACAACCTCACTGATTGACCACTCACAGCAGCCGAAGCACTACCACCTTGATTCCACATTGAGAAATAGTAGGGTGTACCACCCGGAACACGATTTAAAGGATAAATAATATCCCCAACTTCGTAACCGATGTATTCTAAAACATGACGATCAGTTTTTATTGCAGCAATTTCTCTTAAACTCAGATTGGTTGGCGCTGATCCTCCAGTAAAAGCAACACCATCATGGGTGATACTCATATCAGTAGAAATTTCTGCCATCGTGTAATCTTTTTTACCATCGGCAGTATCAAACGTTAAAGCCACTTCATAAAACGGCCAACGTTTCTCCGAGTAAACAATCAGATCATACCCTTCACGAATAAATTCGTTCAGAGTAGCATTAGTGATATCTGTTGTATCAATGTCAACTACTGCCCTGCAATAGTCACGCAAACTGCTGAGTTGCAAAATAAACCCCTATTTGGTTTTCTTAGAACGTAAAACCTTCTTAGTAGGTGTCTTCACAGGAGCAACAGGTTTAACAGACGTATCTGCCACACGATGAACTCTACGTGATGGTCCAACGGTTTGAGGCCGTGGTGACGCATCCCGGAAATTGGTGCCAGCCGACGGTTCCCCGTAAGGTCTGGCCCCTTTCTTATACGCATCTGCTCTTTCGTATCCCATGTTAAACTCCTATGAAAACTACCCCTATGCCGTCAAATTATGCAGGTGTGATACCGTACATGTAGCCTTGACGGGCGCGGTTACTGGTTGTCAATTCGCCGTAGCAAAGCAACTGTGAGTAAACCGCATCTTGGTTAGTTGGGCGCACAAACGGGGTTGGCTTAAACCAAACGTCGCTGTGGGCTACTAACTGAAGGTACTTGGTGTTAAGCATGTACATTTTGCCTTCACCTGCGAGAGTACCATCAAATGTTACTGGACATCCCTTGAAGAGAAGGTTCTGGAACCCACCGTCAGCCATGTCGGTGTCGGTGTACCTGATCTGTCCCTCAAGAAGACCCTCGTATGTTTCATACTGGGTTTGTCCTGTGATTATAATTGTTGGTTGATCGTTACCCACTGAACAGTTGTTGTAAGTGGTAGCCATGTTTGCTTGTGTAAGCGCACCTGCTACGTTGGTAACCTGTGATCTCCACCAAGAGTTATCTGAATCGGTTGCATCAATACCTGCAAGACTCGATCCACCAGCGTCATTGCCAAGACCGACCAGAGCCGATAGACCCATCCAGTCTTTACCACTGTTTCCAGTACCATTACCGAAGAACATGGTGTTCATGTTTTCAATAATTGTTTCCTGAGTTTGGAAAATTTTTCCTTCAAGAAGGTCAATGATTTGTGCTTCGCCATTGTTCTTGGCTTCTTCTATACCGTTGATTGTTACTGTAGCAGCGTACTGTTTCCAGTCGTACTCTGCGGCTGTGATGCCGGTCTGAGCAGTTGTGGAAATAGTATCAGTGCCTGAGTAAGAACCAGCGGTTGAGTTTGTTCCATAAATAATTGGAACGACGATCTTCGCGCCACCTGAAACACGCCTAATTGTCTGACCATTTGTCAAAGCGTAGAACAGTGGTCTAGCCGTGAAAATGTTGTCAGTCAGTTTAGGGATATAGTTTTTCAGCGTGGTCGAGAGTATCTCGTCAAAGTCAGCGTTTCCTGCTGCCATAAGTTTTTACCTCACTAATATCTATTGTTTAGCAGCGAGTTCCCTTTTAGCACTTTCAAATGCTTCATGGATTGACGACGGCTGATTAATAGTAGAGGTCGAAGAACCCGCCTGTTTAGAACCCGTAGGTTCTATAACACTAGCGTCCCTCTTTGCTTCTGTACGTTCCTGTTCTTTTTCCAATTTGTTTGCTTTATCAGCAACTTCACCATAACGTAAATGTGTTAATGCGGCTTCTAAGTTCCCGATCTTATTTTTTAATGCATGCTGAAAAAGTTCAGATTCGTCAAAATCCCCGTACTTATCTTTCAAGTTGTCAACTTGCTGCGTTAATGCTTGCTTTTTATGCAAACGATCATAACCATCAATCCGCGCTTCAAGTTCCTTAATCTTCTTATCCGAGTTATCTGAAGTTTCCCAACTGTCATATTCCTGTTGGGCTTCTTCAGGTGTAACCCCGAAAGCCTCACTAAGAGCCTTGATCGTGCCATCTGGATCTGACTCCAAAGATTGCACTATCGCTTCTGCTTGCTGTAACCGTCTACGTTCGGAAGCCAATTCCTGCGTCTTACGTGTGTAATCCGACTGTCTTTGGTATCCGTCCCGAAGTTCTTCAAGACTGACCTCTTGGTCTACTCCGTCCACCTTAACGGCGTACATTTCACCAGAAGGTTCCTCTGAAACCTCAACTGAAGACTCTGGATTGTCCACTTCAGTGGATTCCACTACATCCTCACTCATATGTATTTCTCCTTTGGAGTCCTAAGGGTTGCTCCTATTAATAAATAGCGGTTTGTCCCGCTTTTATGATAAATCAGGCAATTCAACGTCCATTTGTCCACGGAGTTGATTAACCAATTGAGGCGGTATTTGCCCCATACCTGCCTGCATTCCACCACCCATACCACCCATTTGAGGAGCAGATCCGGGTACAGCGCCTTCAGCCTCTGGAACTCCGGGTGTCTGCTGCATCAAATACCTGTCAGGGTCTTTAATGTCGAACGCATTTTGCAGCACATAACGTGCTATAGCCGCCGGATCGATAATAGTACCAATCATCGGAGCCATCGCATTCATCAAAGCAACCGCCTGTTGCTTACGAACAGTGTCATTTATCGGCTGTGTAGACCCAGCCTCAACACTAAAATCATACTCGCCTACAATATCGTCCCTAGTGTAAGGAACAAACAAATCTGCACCAGCCCGTGCGCTTACACGCACAATCTGCTCACCAGTCATAAACTGTTGCATAACTTGAATAACACGACGAGCGCATTCACTGATACCCAATTCAACAATCGCTAACTTTTCAGCAACCCTCGCATTACCAGCATCAGCAATAATAGACGCTTCAGTAGCAGTACGCCTAATCTCAGGCATTTGACCACGAGCATACTCAGAAACACCAGAAACAGTATTAATGTCCTGCTCAATAATCGCAGACATGTTATAAACTTCAGGAGACAAAGGTGTTTGAGGCATCGGAATAACAACCTCACTTAAAGGCTTGTTTTCATCCACGACAGGAACAAGACGACCATCTTCGTCTGCTTCTAACGCTTCACGCCCTTCAGGACCGAAAGAACGCTCATGGAATAGATACTTCCTAGCGTAACGTTTACGAGCATTAACCAACTGTGTACGAGTCATATCCAACTCTAATTGCAGAGACTCTATAGATTCCAAATCGCCCATCGGATAGAAATAATCTGGAACGTCATAATTTCGTAACATTACAAAAGGGTGACCGTAAGCGTAAGGCATAGCCATAGGGTCAACTAAAAATTCGTCAGCCTCTAGACTAAACACAGCCATAGTGTTCTCTTCAATGTTATAAAATTCGTAGATCGCTACTCGATCAACCTCAGTCAAATACTCTTCCTGAACAGTCCTGTCAGTATAAGCAAAAGTAGGAGAAACTCTAGAATCGGCAGATAACTTTTTACGCACACTAGCCTTGTAACGTTTATCTTTTTTAGCCTCTTCTAAAGGTCTGATAACCTTTTGACAAATCCACTGAGCATCATCTATGCATGTAGCCTCAGGATCAATAAACATATCAAAAGGAGAAATCCTTTCAATAAATGGTTGATCTTCTACAACCTCCATAGCACTCTCAGGAATACCGGCAGCAATCTGCTCATCATCAGGCAACTCTGTTGCCAAAGCAGGATCTTCTGTCGCTAAAATATTTGCTTCAGCGACAGCCTCATCAAACATAACTGCACGTTCTTCATCACTGAGCATTCTTTCCTGCTCAACAAACTTCCAACCGACTTTAAGCCAACCATGACCAAAAATCAGAAAATCTCTAACAGACCTTTGGAATGGTTTACGAAAATCGTGATGCCTCCACGCATAATTAGTTATCGCTTCAACAAACGCTGCCCTGTCCTGATCTTCAGGTTCATTAGGGGAAACAACTATTTTAGGATAATTAACAGCAACACTAGGTGCAATGACATTGACTGTACTAAAGGCAAGATTTACTGCAACCAAATCATTGTTAGTAACCGTAGTGGCAGCCCAATGTTTACCACGATACAAATCAACCATGCGTATCCACAGGTCGTCATAACCCATGTCTTCTCTCCACCGAGCAGAATCTCTCAGTTTTTGGGAAATAGTATTATATTGTTCCGCACGGGATTTGCGTGCCATCAGACCTTCTCTATGTTTCTACCTTGTGCTTTTGCTTCAGCGATAAGTTTATTCTCACGCTCACGCAAAGTTAAATGCTGTTCGTCTTTAGGTAATCTGGAACGTGCAACCGCTCCAGTTATTACCCTTAAACCCAATAACTTTTGTCTCCACTCCCATAACTCTTCAAGTTCCTTATCTGTTTTCGGTCCTTTATGAACCTCAACATACTCGGCAAACTCTTGAAAGGAAGCGTTTTGGGGTAAAACCGCCACTGTAACTATGGGCGTTTTGTATGTGGTGCAGCGTTATGTCCAGCCAAATCAGGTTGCGGTGCAGCAGGTTCAACTTTACCAGTTTCACCATGCTGATTGAATGGTGTTTCACGAACAGAGTTCTCTCCGTATCCACCTGTCATGTTAGCGTATTTAGGATCGCTAAATCTTTGACGAGGGGACTGTGGTTGTGCCGGTTCCCAAATAGGATTAGCAACTACGGAACCACCACGTTCCATTCTGTTGTTCTGACCACTTGAGCCATCAACTGTTTGTGATGCACT